AAGCCTGGATAGTAGATACGGCCTTCAGTTGGATAGACTTGGCAGCCTGCGTCTTGTAAAGCGCCAAAGACTTCGTTGTAACGCATGGTTTGCATTACAGCTCCAGTCATATACTTTTTACCTTCGGAGTCGGTAAAGTAGCGTACGCCTTCCTCACAGTGAAGCTTGAGGTCAACATCAAAGTTGGAGTCAAACCATACGCAGACTCTTCCTCCGAGCCTTGCTACAAACTTAAGATGTTCAGCGACGAGGAGGTCGAGGGCGAATTGAAACCCTGGATCTTTTGCGGCCCGCTTCGCAGCAGCCATACTCTTGCGGTGTAGTTGATATACCACAGTTGGAAATCCATCCTTCAGTTTGTAGGTCTCAATAAAGAAGCCAGTAGGAACTGGCGTAATGTTGGACTTTAGCGTAACCATGACTGTTTGCTCTCTAAAGTGCACGCAGTCGGGGTTCATAGCTGGTTTTACACTCAGCTCCTGTAGGGCCGCGCTAGCGGCCTTTTCAGCAGCCGAGGATTTGCTTTCGCCTGTGCCTACATAGGACTTACCCATGTAGGAGAGGTCAACAGTCCACGTAGGACTGTGAGCAGGGCCCGAGTGCGTCGCCTTGACGACGGGGGGAGCCTGCTTTGTTTGTTGTGCGTATTGATTAAGTGCCATTCGTGCGTTGTCGCCCATTTTGCAATGTTCAAGTATGCTTAAGATGTCTGGTCTGTGACCGCAAAAGTTAAGTACGGTTGAGAGCCCTGTGCAATACTGCTCGTAGATTTCTCTATACCTCTCCCTGGAGGCCAAATCATCGAGTTCCATGGAATTGTACTCGGCAACGTACCTAATAGAAGTCAAAGCCTTCTCATAAACCTTTGGGTCTTCGTGGAGGGCGGCTTCGAAAAGCGCAAGGGAGAAGTTCGGGATTATTGCCTCAAGTTCGCTTGATGAGGCATAGTATATTAGTCCGGAAATAGCAGAAATTTTGAGGGCACCGAAGTACACGGGCCCATCGCGGTAGATGACACGCGAGCAGAATCTCTCTTCTTTACTCTGCAACTTACTACCCGCCTGCATGATAAAGCCACAATCTAAGTAGCTCTCTTCTTGGGCCTTGGCCCGAGCAGGGGTCAGCCTCTGGATCTTGTCATCTCCGAGAATGGCGTATGGCTCGGCGGGTGTCTTTAGAACATCAAAAGGCAGAGGGCCTTCTGAGTTCTTGATTCTGTCATAGGCAATCATAAGC